AGCAAAGCATGCCGAGATCACCGCCATGATCGAGGCTATCCGCAAGGCAGCGGCACGCGAATACAAGGTCGCCGGCGGCACGATCCAACTGAACCACGGAGAACAGTACGCCGGCCTCATTCTCGGCAAAGACGGCGAGCCGGATCATCACCTGATCCTCCTCCCCGGCGATGAAGCTGAACTGAACTGGGACGATGCCAAGAAGTGGGCCAAGGAACAGGGCGGCGAGTTGCCGACGCGCCGCGAGCAATCGCTCTTGTACGCCAATCTCAAAGATGAGTTCCAGGGCGCCTGGTACTGGTCCGGAGAGGCTCACCAGCGCGAGTCCGGCTGGGCTTGGTGTCAGTACTTCGGCTACGGCACCCAGAGCCACCTCCGACAGGACACCGAGTTGCGCGCCCGTGCCGTCCGCAGATTGATCCTTTTGTAATTTAACAATTACATCCACCGTGGCACTGCACACAAACCTTCCGATCTACAAGGCGGCCTATGGGTTGCTGGACGTGGTGACGGACCTGGTCAAGAACATGGCTCGCGACTTCAAGCGGAGCATCGGCGAGAAGATCAGCGCGGAATGCATCGAGATCATGGTGCTGGTCTTCCGCGCCAATGTCGCAGCCGACAAGGCGCCGCACCTGGGCGAACTTATCGAACGCCTTCAGGTGATCGAGCTGCTTTTGCGCCTTGGCATGGACAAGCGCCTGATCTCGCGGCCAGCTTATGCCAAAGCCGTCGAGATTACGACCAGCATCGGAAAGCAGGCCAATGGCTGGAAGAAGTCCGCAAATCGCCCGCTTCATGGAGGTCAAGGCCGTCATGACTGAGCGATCTTTCAATCTGGTCGTGCCGCTGGCCCACAAGGCCACCGCCATGCGCGTAACGGAAACCGACCGCCGGTGTGCGGCGCGGTCCAGCGCAGTTTCCCTCCTGAGCAATCGGCCGGGCGACGTAGATAGCACGACATATCCGGCTGGGCTTGGTATCAGAACTTCAACAACGGCAACCAGAACAACAACCAACAGAACAACGAGTTGCGCGCCCGTGCCGTCCGCAGATTGGAAATCGAATGCCGCGTTCTCGTTCGCCGAGCTGGTCGAAGCCTATTTCGACTGCCGGCGGACGAAGCGCAACAGCGCGAGCGCCCTAGCGTTCGAAATCGATATGGAGAACAACCTGCGTCGCCTGTTCGACGAGCTGCTCAACGGAAGCTATATGCCCGGGCGCTCGAAGTGCTTTGTCATCGACCGTCCGAAGCATCGCGAAGTATGGGCAGCAGAGTTTCGCGATCGCATCGTGCACCACCTGCTTTACAACCGCATCGGCCCGCGCTTCGAGCGATCGTTCATTGCTGACTCGTGTGCATGTATCAAGGGACGCGGCACGCTTTACGCCGCTCAGCGCCTGGAAGACAAGGTGCGGTCAATCACACAGAACTGGGCACGCCCGGCGCACTACCTCAAGTGCGATCTGGCCAACTTCTTCGTCAGCATCGACAAGCGTGTCCTGCTTGATCTTCTGCACGCAAGGATTCCAGAACCGTTCTGGCGTGATCTGACCGAAATCGTGCTGATGCACGATCCCCGGGACGACTTCGTCTACCTGGGAGATCCGGCGATGATCAATCGCGTCCCGCCCCACAAACGCCTGATTAAGCAACCGGCACACCTGGGCCTACCAATCGGCAACCTGTCTTCACAGTTCTTTGCCAACGTCTATCTCAACGAGTTGGATCAGTTCGTGAAGCACGAGCTGCGCTGCCGTCATTACATCCGCTACGTGGATGACTTTGTGTTGCTGCACGAATCACCGCAATGGCTTAACGACGCCCACGCTGCCATCGCAGCCTTTTTGCCGGCACGCCTTCACGCGCGCCTCAACCCCAACAAGACCATCCTGCAGCCGGTTGCCCGTGGCATCGACTTCGTCGGCCAGGTGATTCGGCCGTGGGTTCGGCACACCCGCAAGCGGACGCTGCATAGCGGCATCCAGCGCGTTCGCGAGATACCGGCTGCAGACGTCTACCAGGTCACGAACAGCTACTTTGGCCTGCTGCGTCAGGCCACCGGAAGCCATGCCGAGCGGGCAAAGCTCGCCAACGTCGCCCTTCAACGTGGGCATGCGGTAAATCGCCAGCTCACAAAGATCTATCGCAGCTCCCTACACGGAGAGGAATCCTGATGTTGACTCACCAACTTCAAGGCGCCTTTGAGGATGCCTACGAAAAAGCAGCCGCATCCAGCAAACCCGATGATTGGATGAATGCCGCCCTCATGGGCAAGCAGTTCTCCAATGCATATCGCGAGGCGTCACGGTATCCGGCAGCGTATCAATACCTTTTCACGTCGCCGATCGGTGGCGGCGACGTTTGGCGTCCAGATTCATCCTATTGGAACGGTCAACGCCCGAAGGCCTCTCGCGCCCTTTTCTCGGTTCCCGTTTCCCGGCCAAATCAGGATCCCGCAAATCTTGAGGGGTTGGCGAAAGCGCTGTTGGCTCCTCGTGAAATCGTCCGTGATGCAGATGGCTGGCTAGATCACCCAGCATTGCCGGTATGCGATGAAAGCGTGCGCTTTGACGAACTGCTTAGCGCCTTTGGGATGGAAACCTATTTCCGCGCCATGGATGGCGACGTGAGCCCGGAAGAGTATGACCGCTACTATGACGAACAAGGCGGTTGTGCTGGCTGGACGCCTGCGCCTCCCGACGGCGATGGCTGGCGCTTGCTGGCTGTTTATGACACAGAAGACGGGCCAAATGCGATGTTTGCACGTGCGAAGCAGCCCGAGCCCCGCAAGCGCTATGCGCAAGATGCTCAGAAGCAAGGGGGCGCGCGATGATCCGCGACCAGTTCCTGCTCGACATCCAAGAAGAGCTGATCGTCGACAACTTCGCTGGCGGCGGTGGCGCGAGCTGCGGCATTGAGCTGGCGCTCGGGCGTCACGTAGACCATGCGATCAACCATGACCCCGAGGCCGTGGCTATGCACGCCATGAACCATCCGCAGACTGAACATCACTGCGAATCGGTGTGGGACGTTAAGCCTCTGGAGTTGACCGGCGGGCGCCCGGTCGGACTCGCGTGGTTTTCGCCCGACTGCAAGCACTTCAGCAAAGCCAAGGGCGGTAAGCCGCGCGACAAGAAAATCCGAGGTCTTGCCTGGGTGGCAATGCGCTGGGCAGCTGTGGTGCGTCCGCGCGTCATCATCCTGGAGAACGTCGAAGAGTTTCAGACCTGGGGGCCGGTGCTCACTGATGGCACGCCGTGCCCGAAGCGCAAGGGCGACACCTTCCGCTCTTTCGTGCGCCAACTGCGGGAAAAGGGCTATGCGGTCGAATGGCGAGAGTTGCGCGCGTGTGATTACGGCGCGCCGACCATCCGCAAGCGCCTGTTCCTGATCGCTCGGTGTGACGGAAAGGCGATAGCCTGGCCGGAGCCTACGCACGGCGCACCTAATAGCGCTGGCGTGCTGGCAAAGCGCCTGAAGCCGTGGCGCACGGCGGCCGAGTGCATCGACTGGTCGATTCTTCCGCAGTCCATCTTCGAGCGCGACCGCCCATTGGCGGACGCCACGCTGCGTCGAATCGCGCGTGGCATCCGGCGCTATGTCATCGATTCAGCCGATCCGTTCATTGTGAAGGTGAACCACGTCGGCGATGGCTTCCGTGGCCAGCGCACGACCGAGCCAGTGCAAACCTTGACGGCGAAGCATGGTTTTGGCCTTGTTGCTCCGGTGCTGACCGAGTGCGCCAACGCTTCCACCCAGCGAAACTTCCAGGCCGGAGAGCCGCTGCGCACCCAATGCGCCGAGGTCAAAGGCGGGCATTTCGCTCTGGCTGCCGCAACGCTTGTGCAAACCGGTTACGGCGAGCGGCCAGGACAAGCACCGCGTGCGCCCGGCTTGGACAAACCGCTGGGCACGGCCATGGCTGGCGGCGTAAAACATGCACTAGTGTCGGCTTTCCTTGCAAAGCACTACGGGGGAAATTATGACGGGCCTGGCGTTGGCTTGCCTGAGCCGGCCAGCACGATTACGACCACCGATCACCACGCACTGGTTTCCGCGCAACTGGTAGGGTGTGGTGGCCGCGCTGGCCAGAGCCGCCCGCGAGACGCTAGCGAGCCTGCACAGACGCTCACCGCAAAAGCGGACACGTGCGTCGTCACCTCCA